ATCAGGCGCTCCGGTATGCCGTCGCGCATGTTGGGGATCCACATGTAGTTGTTGTTGGCGTCCTTGAGTTGTAGCAACTCCTCAAGGCAGCAATGGTGGACGACCCACACGCCGTTGGCCCCCGGCTGGAACGCATGGAGGATCTCCATGATGTCGCCCCAGACGATGGCTCCTGCCCCAGCCCTGTTCGGCTGGATGGTCGCTCCCGCGCTGATGACGCCCTGCGGCTGGCCGACGCCAGAGCCGTTGAGGAAGTGCCAATCCTCGTAGGCCACGGCACACTTGCCGAACTGCGTACGGATCAGCGTCTCCAACGAGATGGCGCTGTCGGCGATGAGGATGTTGGTGACGGGCAGATAGCCGGAATACTCGTGGACAACGAGGTCGATGAGTTTGAACTTGAAGTCCACTTCCGTCTTCGTCGCCCCCTCCTCCGTCCAGAAGAAGACCAGTCCCCCGAAGAACGCGCTCTTCGGCGCATCTGGGGTGATCGTCTGGTCTAGGGACGGCATCTGGAGTTGTCTCACGCTCATCGGCAGCACGGTCGCCCGAGGCCGAACGATGCTGGCCTCGTACGCCTTCTGGAAGAGTTCTGCCCTATACTCGATAGGGACTAGGAACCCCCCGGAAGCGCCGACCGCCTCTGAGAGCAACTTCTTCTCCCAATCCTCCGGGAGCCCGCCCTTGGCCTCCACCTGCGCCCTGAGAGCGGGGTCTTTGATGCAGGCGACGGCGACGGCGTATTGCGACAAGGAGTCCCACTTCGACTCCACTAGCGTTTCGCCGTTGCCCCCGGTCTGCCCGGCGGTCAGCGAGCCAATGCCTTCGGTCAGGTACGCCTTCTGCTCCAGGGCGGCCTTGAGGGTCTGCGCCTGGTCGGTCAACGCCCCTGCCTCGGCGATCAACTTCTCGGCCTCCTCCATCTTCTCGAAAGGCTCGTCGCCCTTCTGGATGGCCTCGAATAGGGCAAGCCCCTTCGCGTTCGCTTCGGCAGCCTTTTCCAATAGTTCTCGATGTTCCACTCTCTTCACCTCCTTTCAAGGTGTAATTGCGGTCGCCATCCGTGTCTTTTTGAAGAGCCAGTCTTCAAATTGACCGCAAGTGAGTGGAACCAGTCCGGCTCGGCTTGCCCTTGGATATGTTGACCAAAAATCGCTATGTTAAACTGCCTCTATCTCTCGCTTCTGGATCTTCGCCCGTTGGATGCGGGCTTGAAGATCCGCTGCTTCGAGGTCGAGCAAAAAGATGACCTTCTCGACACTCTTTTCGTGATGCTCCTTGACCCAGGCCACCGCCTTCTTGACGGTCCAGCCCTTCTCCTTGTCGAAGACGTAGGAGATGACCTTCTTGCACTCCCCGCAGTATTTGGCTCGGATGCCCTTGTCCTTGTCTATGTCGATGTAGCGGATGCGGTGGTCGTCGTGCTTCCCTTCTTCCCCCGGGGCGGGCACGTGGATGAAGTCTTCGGTGTCCTCGACCTTCTCTTCCCAAGCGGCCTTGACGGCCACGATGGTTGTCGCAGGATTCATCGCTATGGGGATGGGGTCTGTGGCGAAGAGTTTGATTTCGTTCAAGTGTCTGGCCGATATGCCGCTTTCCTCGTCGTCCTCATAGGCTTCTTTGACCGAATCAAACATGATCGACATTTCGTTCAAAACGGAATCGTGCATGAGCGTCAATGCCTCGTCGCCCTTGGGCACTCTGCTGATCTGCCCCTTGACGAAAAGCCCCCCGGTAGCATTGGGATATGCCTCGCGCAAAGATGCGGGCAACTTGCTTCGGGGCACTTCGCGCAACTCGACCGGCTTCCCTATGGGCTGATAGATGTCGTGGCACCAGAATATCTTTACCCGGTTCTTCGGGCTGTCTGGGCCGCGCTCGGCCAAGGTCTTTTTGAAGGCCCCGTACTTGATCTTGTCGCCCCCATCATCGAGGTTTCCGCAAACCGCCGCGTACCCCGCGAAGGTTCGCTCTTCCAAATCTATCCCCTTCTCATCCAACTCGAACGGGAAGGATTTGCGCTCCTTCGGTTCCCATCTCTCAGCCATTCTTCACCTCCTTTTCAAGCCTACTTAATGCATATCGCGCAAAAGATAGGCAACAAGGTTTTATCTTAATATCAAAAAATACCTTGTTGTCCTTTACCCCCACTTGTTTGATAATTAGCCACTCTGGGGTCCTTGCCATCATCCCTCCTCGAAATAGGCCAATATCGTGCACCTGCAATTGGGGTGGAGCGGCGGATAGGGCAAACTCATGTCCCCGCTCGAAAAGTTGCCCCCAACGGTGATCGGATTGATCTTGGTGTATTCCATGAGTTCTACACAGTCTGGGCATTGCCTCCCGTCCAGCGTGGCATACCATTGCTTCTTCTGGATGCCCGCCTGCCTCCACGCTTCCTCGCTGCCAGCATTGGACGACCTTATCGTCTCCGTGCGGGCTATCATCTGGGCCCTGTTCTTGTCGAAGCCGTCCCACATCTCCATGATGGCGTTCCTGGTGTTTGGGACGGACCAGCCCTCCTCCTGGGCCTTCATAATGAGTTCCCGCAACTTCTCCTCGCTGACCTGCTCTATCCCCTTGGCGAATTCCATCGTGTAGTTCTTTAGGAAGTCTTGTACCTCCGGCCTGTCTATGTCGAAGGAAATACCGTAGGCCCCCAGGATGTTGTCGGCCTGGGCTTTCATCAGCCCGGCGAAGAGGGGGCCGAATTCCTCGATCCAGCCGTCCTTGCTGGCCAGGAGATACAGGGCACCCGCTTGAAGGAAGGTATCGAAGGGAGCGGCCTTTGTGCTTGCCTTCCCTTCCTTCCGCAATATCTTGAGTAACTCATCCTTTTCCTTGCGGAAGAGGGCGGATGCCACCTTGCCGAATATGCTCTCCCAGGCCGTGGCCACCATGTCTAGCGCCTTGGCCCATCGCTCCTTTGCCTCCTCTGGGACTTGGGAGGATTTCGTGGCTACAAATTGTCGCCTATGGGCTACATCTTGTAGCCCTTTAGCCCCTGGCGGTTGGGGTTTCTCCTCCGCCGGAACGGGCATCAGCATCATCGGACGCAGGAAGATTTCGCCGCCAGGGACTTCTTCCAAGCCCGCCATGCTCCTCGCCTCGTTCACCGTGACCCACCCGCTCTTGATGCCCATGTCCGCCCTTGTGAATATCGCATCATGGCTTTCTTGAAGTGCCTTGACCCCCGAGAAATCCCAAACGACCCTCATATCCTTGCCGAACTCAGGGGTCAGTTGCCGGTTGAGCGTATCGGCGTGCTTCTTGTAGATCGGCATGAGCGTTTCCATCCAGAAGGAGGCCCTGGCCTCCTCGTAGTTGGCGAAAGTGCTGCGCTCCAACCCTGCGAAAGCCCCGATCAAGATGGGCGGCACCTGGAACACCTCGCATATCCTCGTCTCTGTGATCCTCCGCAACTGCGGGAAGTCCATGTCGGTCATCGACTTGCCCATCTCGACCCACTCGCTGCCTTCACCCAATATCATCGGCTCAAACCAACGGGCTTGCCCACTGACGACCCCGTATAATTGCTGCAACCGTCGCTTCGCCTCTTCTTGCATCGCTTCATCGACATGCCCACCGATCTTTAGTATCCCGAACGGCACCGCGGCGTTCTTGAAGAACGCCTGGACGAAATCGGTGGCGAAGTTGTCCGTGTCCCCCGCCCGGGCCGCCGCAGCCAGTGGGGGGAAGCCCCATATCTCATCTCTAGGATGCGGGTGCTTGAAGTGGATGATCTTTTCAGGCGGGAAATTCACTGAGCCGCCCGCTGGCGGTTGCCATTTGTAGAATTCAATCTTCCGCCTTGTGCGCTGGCCTATTGGGACTTCCATCGTCTTCACACTGACGTAATCGGGCCGCATCAGCCAGAGGCCAACCGTCAAACCGGCCCTGCTCGGCTCCTTCTCCCAGAGGCAGTTACCCGCAAGGGATTGATAGAGTATGACGTGGAACCAGAACTCGTAGGCCGACATCAGCGGGTTGGGGCTGTCTAAGAGTTTTTGTAGGCGGCTTTGGGGCCAAGGCTCCCATTCGCCCTTCCTATTCTGCTTCTCCACGACGCACTTGGCCTCGGAAGCCGACGATGCCAACTCGTTGATGCAGGCGAAGATCAGGGCGTTCTTCTCGTATCCGTCCTTGGACAAGGTGGCGAAGTCGGTCTTGGTGGAAGAGGTGGCCGGGCCCCAACCCACGGGCAGGCCGGTGATGCCCTTGCGCTCGCCCACCAGTTGCCTTTGCACCTCTTTGAAGATGTCGCCTATCATTTCTGTTCTTTCATCAGATATGTCTTCGCCCATTCACCCGCATTCTCTTGAAGATATTGGCGGATGATTCTGCCGAGAAGCGCGCAAATCGCTCGGTCCTN